TGAATCCGCCTCTGTCAACAGTAATCCCACCACGCCTTCGAGCCACAAAGGGCGCCATTTTGCGCTTGCCCTTTTTAATATCTACGTCAACTTTTTCGGTCACGAATGTTTGAATTCCAGGGAAAAACGTATCTCTTAAAAATGTTTGTGCAGGCAAAGACTGTTCTATTGCCTGCAGCATCATCCTGGTTTCATAAAGATTTATTGCCATCTATATCACTCTCCCTTCTAATAAGGAACGTTATCGCTCAGGAATATCCCAAGCTCACGTAATCTTGCTTCGTGCGTATCCGCTGTGTCGCTGCCACCGAATACGAGGGCCTTCCTGTTAAAATGCCCGCTCGTATATGCGACCGCTACTACGCTCGTGGCCGTGTCGACATCATCCGCAAGAATGCAATCCGCATTCCCACTGCCATCTGTATTTGTAGAATTGACAACTACATACTGACCGCTTGTAGTACCAGTAGTTATCTTGCCTAATACTGTCCCTCTTTTTAATGCTCCTTGCCCGGCACCCAGTTTCACTGCCTTGGTTAGGATCGGGACAGATCCGTCGACTATTAGGTTATCCGGCACAAAAGAGCCGAGATTTTGTACTAACTCTGCCATTTCTTTGCCCTCCTTTTGCTTATTAATTCAGCCATGGATTTTACAACTGCTTCCTTCTGGACCTTATCGTCGTGAGCCTCGGGGGCAACATGTACATCGTCAACACCCGAATCACGGCTGTCGGCCATCATCTTAGCCATGGCCTCTTTCTTTTTGGCTGCCTCTATTTTTAGCAGCTCTATCGCAACCTGCTCTACCGTCATCGGAGATTCAAACTTTGCCTTTGTTTCAAGATCCTTTGGCATGACGGATGCAATCTCGTCTATTGCCTTAATCCTTTCCCTTTCTGCCTTCATGCCCTCTTCTCTTGCCGTCGCTTCTATCTTTGCTACGAGATCTGGATATATTGTTTTTAATTCTTCTACAGTTTTAGCTTCCAACAGCTTGCCCTCCTTTTTACTTTCATTATTTCCCGCTTTGTCTTCCCAGGGCGGGGTCCTGTCGAACTGCTCATAGTGTCTTCCGAGATGATTTTTTACCTTGCTCATGTCAGCTTGTGGGATGTTACTCTGCTCAAGTCTGGCCGCCGCATTTGCTACACCTCGCCATACCACCTTGCCATCGCTTGGCCTATGATGTGGAAGTTTAAGGTCCCCATACCTTTCGGGTGGCATGGATGCAGCCCAGGCAAAATGCCCGGCAATGCGTCTTTTCTCGGCATCAGATAGCTCGTCCCAGCTTTTATCCGTAAAATCTTCTAGGTTAGGGGCCTCCCACGGTTCGCCCTCGTCTGCCGTTTCCATTGACACATTTTCTGGAGACACCCCATTGATTATTTTGGGCAGCGGGACGCTAAGCTTAGATATATCGTGCCTGACACCATTCACGATTAATACTCCCCCTCGAGCCGCAACCGGCACATCCTCAAAGAGTATTTCATCAACGAAACCAAGCTCTTTAGCTTCCTTGCCGGTCATCCATGTTTCCTTGTCCATCATTCTGGATATTCTTTCTGCATCTAATCCAGTTTTCCCGGCATACGCATGGATAATACCTTCCTTTACCACCTCCAGTTGTTTCGCATATTTTTTCATTTCATCGGCTGTGAAATAGCCGAGCATGCCCATCGCAGGATTATGTATCATCATGAGGGCATTGTTGGGCATCTTGACCACATCCCCAGCCATGGCTACCACACTTGCCGCACTGGCAGCTATGCCGTCGATAATGGCCACCACCTTTGCTTTATGTGATTTAAGTTGGGTGTAAATAGCCTGTGCAGCGAATATATCACCACCTATTGAATTGATTCTTACTGTTAACTTTTTTACGTCTCCCAAGGCCTTCAGGTCATCATAAAACTGGCGAGGGGTCGTTATATTGCCCTCTTCATCTAGCCAAAGCCCATCATCAGAATAAATTTCACCATATAGGACGATTTCCGCTTCGTCATCGCTTATATTCTTTATTTGCCAGAATTTATTCACTTTTTCACCTCCCTACTGAGGCTGCGTAGGAACACCTGCAGCCTTCATGCGTTCAATTTCCCGCTGTAATTGGTCTATATTTCTGTCAAAGTCGCTGCCAATGAGCTCAATCGATTCCCTTTCCCTTGTGGAAAAGCCGTTTTGTACTCGCATTTGAGCCGCTTGCACTTCTTTTACTGGATCTATCTGCCCTGGTGCAGGCCCATGCCATTCAGCTCTTGCCCATGCTTTGGTTATAATCGGATCACTAAAGAATCCAGGTGCATCTATGCGCCCTATAGATACCGCTTCTCTGAGCCACACTTCATAAATTGGCTGACAAAAGTCATTGGCAAACCAGGTCCGACGCATTCTGAAAGCTTTCCAAGCCTCAAGTAACGCTGCCCTGCTTGCTGAATAACTCGCCGTAAAGTTTTTCAATAACAGCTCATATGGTATTTCAAGCGCAGCACCTACATGTTTGGCAAGCGCTGTTGTAAAGGATTCGAAATTAGAAGATGGCCTTTTAGGATCTGCAGCAGCGATATCATAGCCGGGGGGCAAAGTGTTGATCGTCCCTGCCCCAAGTTCAAAATCTGCAGGGTCAATGCTGATCTTTTCCTTTGCCCCAACGGCCTCGGCAAGTGGAAAATCTCCTACGGCCCCACCTCCTTCTTTGATAAAGATCGTGAAAAAGCCCATCACGATTGCGGCCATAAGTTCAGCTTCCGTATATCGTTTTATTTGCTTCAATTCCTCTATTATGGGAGAAAGGAAAGGCACTCCCCGATATTGCTCACATCGCTCCGGTACCATTACTTGAAGAATATTGGGAATGCCTGTCCTTTTCCCAAAAGCCTCGATGCGAGTCCACTCCCACGTAGCCATAGGGTTTGCAGGGTCATTTAAATAAGCATTTGAAATCCAATACGCAACAACTTTTCCAGCTTTATCTATCTCTACGCCGTTAATAATCCTATTGCCAGTTTCCGAATTATAACCAATAGGACCGTATGTACATGACACAGCATTTGTGTTAATCATCGGTGTGCTGATCCTATCGGCTTCAATGGCATGAATGCGTAAGGAATATGGGGAATATGGCGTTGAGTTTTCAAATTTTAGTAACGCCCAACCATCTCCATTTAGCAATGAAGACATAAATACAAGTGATTGAATTTCATAGAAATTATTCATGCGCGTGGCATCGCAGAATAGATTATCAGCCCATAACGCAAACTCTCGCTCTGTTTTCTTCTCCCATTCATCTGCTTCATCGATTGATATACCAAGCACTTCATAGTCAATTCGTGCTTTCAGCTTCAGCCCTGCCCCTATTACATTAGTCCTCGATGTATTTATAGCTGATCTTGCCAATCCGCTACTCATAAAAAGATCTCTAGAGCGTTGTCGCAATGTATCAAGATTCATATCTATGTCAGCCTGCGGGCTGCTTGACCACGCTTGCCACCCTTTCATCGAGCGCTTATACGTTGATGCACCTGAGCTAGAGTATCCTGCGTTCTTTATTGTCGAAAGGGTCTGTCTTGCTATTTCGCGCTTGGCTGCATGCACCGGACTTAAAATTGAGAACAACTTATCTACTATACCCATCATATATCCCTCAACACTATTCTTTTAGCGCTTCTTCCAGCGCTGCGTTCAATCATTTCTATTTGAGCTTCAAGCTCTTTAATTGCCTGTCTTATTTGTGCTAGATCTGCTCGCTGTAAAGTTCGCGTGCCTATCCTATAAGATTGCCCTGCCAATACTGCAGCTTCGGCTTCGTAATAAAGCTCTAACCTTGCTCTTAACTTCTCTAATGCGGTCATATCGTCATACCTCCAAACCTCGTTTCACCACTCCATATCGCCTTTTTTTAGGCTGATCGTAGCTTTGTGGTGTGACGCTCGTGTTCCCAACATTGCCTTTTATGCGTCTTTCTATTGCGTGAAAGTCTGGATTTAATAATTTAAGTGCTGCTAGGTTATATACTCTCAAGTCAAGTGGTTCATTTCTCTTGTCTTTAGCTATGTTTTCCCAAACAACCACTGTTTTGCCCTTTTGTTTCTTGATGACCTTTTTTTCAGAGATAAGACCAGCAAAATAATTAAAATCGTAGCCACGATCTTCATCTAATGGGAAATGGCAATATTTTGGCCCTGGTCTTTCTATTTTTAACCTCTGCATAATCATCGTTTTTGCCGAATCAACGCCTATAAGCACTAAAGGAAGCCTGTATTTATTATTTCTTGAAATTTTGTAAATGACCGGCATCCCAGATCCGCCCATGCCGCGTATCGGAAATACAGCGTTTGATATCCGTTCTGCACAATATTTATAAACTTCCTCAGTAAAATGACCGCCCGAGTCAACAGTTGTACAAGAGATCATCATGCCGGTGCCATCAGCTCTGATCCATTCTTTCTTGAGCAAGTCATCTATTCTCATCCATGTGGCCTGGTCGTCCGGTTTACCCCAAACGATTCCCTTTTCTATGCCCCAAGATTCCTCGTCCCGCCCCCAACCCACAATTTCGTATTCCAGTCGATCATCTTGTGTGTCAACGGCAAGGGTAAGAACTAACACGTCATTAGGGATCTCGGCTTTATAGACTTCTCGCCTGTCAAGCAAGATGGTTTCGTCCTCTATTTCGCCCCGCTCTTCCCACGTTTCGCCCAAAACAGTATTGACAAAAACCTTGTAAAGTTCTGGATCGTCTTTAACCTCTAAAAACTCCTGCACTATTTTTTCCCATGATGACCATGGCGACACAAAGGCGTTTAGCCTAAAACTTCGTATCCCACGCTTGATAGCCCCAGGATTGTCGGCAATCCATTTGGCTGGCTGTTTCTTCATGGTGAATTCATCAAATTCATTAGTGCATGTCGGGCAACGCCATTTGACATCATTTATTATATAAAGCGTCTTGTTGCGGTTTTCTTTCTTGTCATATTTGAAGACCATGTCTCTCATTACGATGAAGTGATAATTATCACAACTTGGACACTGCACGCACCATTTCTCCTGAGTCCCAAGCTCATATTCAAGTTCGATTCTCGAGGCGCCCTTAATGGTTGGCGTGGAGGTGTATACATGTTTTCTGTTCCAGAATGTCATGGTTCTACGTTCTGCGAGGGCTATCGGGTCCCCTTCACTTCCTGCACTGGCAGGATATCTATCAACTTCATCACAAAGTAGTATTCTGATCGGTCTACTGGCCAGTCCAGCGGGACTGTTGGCCCCTCCTATGGCAAGAAAACCACCAGGGAACACCTTCATGAGGATTGTGTTATTGATATCTCGCGTCTTGGAGTCCGAAACCTTTGCCTTCAGCCTTTCTGTCGCCGAAAGCATAGTAGATATGCGCCTCTTTGAGAAATCCTGGGCAGTTTCAAGCGTAGGCTGAACCAATAAAATAGGCCCGGGATCAACGTCTATGTAGTAGCCCATGATGTTTAACAGGACTTCGGACTTCCCGACTTGGCTTGACGTCATGGCCACGACCTTTTCGATATTCGGATTTACAACGGCATCCATAATTTCACGCTGATATGGTGCCCTGTCCGTTCTCCATTGGCCTGGTTCTGCTGAGGATTCAGGCGCAAGCCTTCTGTATTGATCTGCCCATTGGCTTACTGTCAGTTTAGGTGGCGGTGCTACCGCTTTCGCTATCTTCGAGAACAGATCCGTCGTCGCTTTCGTCGTCGCCATTGTCTTCACCACCTTCGGCAAACAAGCATGGAGAATAATCGCTAAGCTCAGTTAATGCTTCGTTTATTTCCGAAGCCAGAACATCGTTAACTTCTGCAATGCTCTTAAGGCCGATGATTTTGGGTGAAATTTTTTGTGGCAATGCCAATAACCTGTTTTTAAAGGTCGTGAGCATGTCTGTCATCACAAGTTCGACAGTTGCGGCATCATGCATCTGGTTCTTTAGCTTTGCTAACTGCAGCTCTGCCATTTCCCTCTTGGCAGCTTCATGTTTTGCCTTTTCTTCCCAGTATATTGATTTTGATTCCTGCTCTTCAGGATCTTTTTTGCCGCTTCGCAAAAACTCAATGTATCTGTTGACGTTCTGTTCAAGGGGCCAACGCCCTGGAGCCCGTTTTTCGAGTACTCCTTCTGTGGCCAATTGATTTACATATCTGCGTGTAACCCCAAATAATTTTGCTAAAACGTCCGTATTTACAACAATGCCAGATACATCTTGTTTTACAGCCATATATCACACCTCTGCAATAAAAACGCCAACGTAACTATTTATCACGTTGGCGTGAAGGAACCCCAGGTGAAAAATTTTTGTACCTAGCCAAAAATCGGGGCTCGCCAGCTTCGCAACCCTACATACACTTAGAAGGACCCGTGAAATACTCTTTAAAGACATATATGCTATTATTTATATCATACTCATTTTGTACTTCTAATTTTGCCAGGTTTCTGCCAAATTATTCCGCTTATGAGTTCATGCATTTTATCTAATATTTGCTCTCCTATTCCAACGCTCCCATAGTCCCTTTGGCCCTTCCCCCTCTAAAGAATCTAAAGCACATCCACAATCACATACTATTGTCCATCTTAAATTATCTCCTTCATAATTTATATCTTTTTCTTCATTCTCTTCATCCTCTTCCAAATTTTCTCCGTCCTCTTCATCCTCTTCCCAATCCTCTTCATCGTCAGGGATCATTATCATTCTAGGACCGCCATGCCCATGTTCATCACATGGCCCAGGGGCTGCGCCGCAAAATGGGCAAGGCTTAACATATATCTGTCCAGCAAAAGGGCAAGAATAAGGTATATCGCTTACACCCAACTTCGAAAGCAATTCTCTTAATCGAGCATTTTCCTTTTGTAGTTCAAAATAACTTTTACTTAATTCTATAAAATCTTTTTTAATGTTTTCATGCATTTAAATCCATACCCCCTTTCTTATTAATTAAATATAAAATCAAGCACTTAATTACAATAGTACCAACTATAGTTGAATGTAAACGTCAACGAGATTCTTTAGTACCAACTATAGTTGAATATAAACGCCACAGTGAAGCTGACATGGCCTTGTGTCGAATATCTTTAATACCAACTATAGTTGAATGTAAACCGAGGGACGACTCGCAAGTCCCGTGGGTGCAAGAGGCTTTAGTACCAACTATAGTTGAATGTAAACGGATTACTCCACTAGTTGAAAAGGCAACACTTTTTAAGCTTTAGTACCAACTATAGTTGAATGTAAACCAAATACAAGGTTGTCAACTCCGCAAACGAAGACGGCTTTAGTACCAACTATAGTTGAATGTAAACGGAATAACTAACACTATATATATACATTATATATACTTTAGTACCAACTATAGTTGAATGTAAACCCGCCGGCGGAGAGGAAATCATCGTCGCTAGGACTAGCTTTAGTACCAACTATAGTTGAATGTAAACCCGTCAAAATAAGCCAGCGCCAAGACATCCCAACCTCAACTACAGTCAGCTTCCTGCTTCAGCGACCGTGTGCTCGTAGACCCGACCAGGTCGGTTCCGCCGCAGGAACGATCTCCACAGGCGTAAATTCCCGAGCTAACCTCGGTACCGTTGTTTATATTTATATTATACCACTTAACCAGATTCTTTGCAGCATTTATGTCTCTGTCGTGTATTTCCCCGCAGTTAGGACATTCCCATATTCTTACGCTTAAATTCAGTTTTGGGAGCACATATCCGCATTTGCTACAGGTCTTGCTTGAGGGATAAAATCTATCTGCCACAACCACCTCGGACCCGTACCACTGTGCTTTATATTCAAGCTGTCTTCTGAACTCGCCCCAACCGGCATCGGATATACTTTTGGACAAATGGTCATTCTTAACCATATTCTTCACGGCAAGGTCCTCTATTACTATTGCCTTGTGCTTACAGACAAGTTCTTTAGACAAATTATGCAGAAAATATTCGCGTTGATTTGAAACATGCATATGCAGTCTCGCCAGTTTCATAGCAGCTTTCTTGAAATTGTTAGATCCTTTTTTCTTCCTCGACAACTGCCTTGACAGCCTTTTTAGTCTCTTCATGCTTTTATCAAGAAACTTCGGCGCTTCAATCTTAGTGCCATCAGACAATACTGCAAAGTGCATCAGCCCGACATCTACGCCTATTGGCTCACCGTCAGGCTGTTCCGGTTCCGGGATTTCAAGTTCAACGATGATGCTCACAAACCACCTGTCCGCTCTCCTTGACACCGTGGCTCTCAGTATCCTGTCAGCCTTAAAATTGTCTGTCTTTTCTTTAAGCCTTATCACGCCAAGCTTTGGGAGTTTAACTGCTTTAGGGAATACCTCAATTGCCTTTTGATTTTTTCTGCCTCTTAAAGTAAAAGCGTCATATCTGCCTTTAGCTTTGAATTTAGGGTATCCTACCTTACGCCCCTGCTTAAGACCTCTGAAAAAATTCTGGAAAGCCTTATCTAAGTAATCCAAGGTAGTTATAGGGATATCGCTTGATATGTCGTAAAGCCATTTGTAGTTTTCGTCTGTTCTCTTTAGCTCCACTAACTCGTTGTGCAGGCTAAATGCGCTGATAGACTTCTGCTCTTTTTCCCACAATTCTTTTTTTCTTGCCAACCCCCAGTTCCATATAAATCTTGCACAACCTGCATATCTATTAAATAAAGCCAGCTGAGTTTTATTTGGCTTAAGCTCGTATTTATAGGCCTTATGAATTAACATCCCCAAGCCTCCTCACATCCCAAA